TGTCGGTGACGACACCTTCTCTGCTTCTGCCTACGGCACTTGCTCATTTACACCTGACGCATCTGCTTCTGACTTCGTACCTTACGCAGACCTTACTGAGTCTGTTGTATTGGGCTGGTGCTGGGCTAACGGTGTTGACCAGAGTGCAGTTGAGGCTTCTCTGACTGCTAACATCGCAGAGCAGAAGAACCCTGTGACTGAGGACGGTGTACCGTGGTAGTTCTACAGGTCTTATCTGACCTAGCGGCTATTGCGCCTATGGTTGTTACCGTGTGTTCAATTATTGCGGCAGTAACGCCTACGCCTCAAGATGACGCATGGCTGGCAAAGCTGTACCGCTTTATTGACATCATGGCCCTCAACATAGGGAAAGCTAAACACTAAAACAGGAGAAACGACGATGGGAAAAAACGAAAAAACCCCAATCACCGTTAATGACAAAGAGTATTTCGTTGAAGATCTGACGGAGCAGCAGCAGCTACTTATAAATCACATTAAAGATTTGGACCGTAAGATCTCTAGCGCGACATTTAATTTGGATCAGCTTGCAGTCGGCAAGGACGCCTTTATTCAGCGTTTAACAGAATCGCTTGAGGCAGACTGCGAGGAGAGTTCTGAGGAGGGTTGATGGCTCTCATCACCTTAGACATACCGCCAGGCGTTGTACGCAATGGCACAGATCTCGAGCAAACAGGACGATGGAGAGACGCCAGCCTTATAAGATGGCGTAATCAATCTCTGCGTCCGGTCGGGGGATGGAATACTCGAAAAGCCGCAGCGGCTACTCAGCCGCCTCGCGGAGCTGTTACATGGATTGATAACAGCGATACGATTCGATACGCCTTTGGTACTGCAGACGGTTTATTTACTGCGTTAGATTCCAACATCATTGTGGATATTACGCCTACAGGCTTAACCGGGGGCAACGTAGATGCAGTAGAAAATTTAGGTTACGGCGGTAACTTTTACGGCAGTGAGTATTACGGCACAGAACGTGTTGCCGGCGCACCTACGGAATGCACTACCTGGTCGCTTGATAACTTTGGCGAAGATCTTGTTGCATGCTCTAGCGATGATGGAGACCTGTTGCGGTGGGAGCTGGATAGCGCAGTTAATGCCGCTACCGTTTCTGGTGCTCCGACAAGTAATACATCAATTTTGGTTACTGAAGAGCGCTTTGTTTTTTGCTTAGGTGCTGGCGGCAATCCACGCAAAGTGCAGTGGTGTGACCGGGAGGACATTACGACATGGACCCCTGCAGCCACTAACGAGGCCGGTGACATTCAGTTACAGACAAGCGGCAAGATCATGCAGGGTATTCGCATGAGAGGCAGGGCGCTAATTATTACGTCTGTCGATGCGCACGTTGCTACTTATAGCGGCCCTCCGTTTGTATACGGATTTGAGAGAGCAGGAACCGCGTGCGGCGCCATTTCTCGCTTGGGAGCTGTGGCGGTTGATGAGGGCGCGTTCTGGATGGGATCTAAGTCTTTCTTCCTATACAACGGATCTTCAGTACAAGAGCTGCCGTGTGATGTTGCAGACTACGTGTTTGATGGCATCAACAACGCGCAACAATCAAAAATCTGTGCTGTGCATAACTCGCAATACAGCGAAGTCTGGTGGTTCTACCCGTCAAAGTCATCGACAGAAAATGATAGATACGTGTCTTACAACTACAAAGGCAACTACTGGATGATTGGCGCTCTGGCGCGTACTGCGGCTGTGGATAAAGGTGTATTCAGGCATCCTATGTGGTTTGATCCTGACGCCAATATCTTCGACCACGAAATCAACCAAAGCCACGAGGGCAACGACATTTTCGTAGAAAGTGGTCCTATTTATATCGGCGAAGGCGATCAGGTCGCGCGAGTTACACAGTTGATCCCTGATGAAAAAACGCAGGGAGAGGTAACGGCAACATTCAAGACGCGCTTTTATCCTAATGCGTCAGAAACCTCGCACGGACCATTCACAATGGCGAACCCTACAAGCGTCAGATTTACAGGACGCCAAGTGCGTATGCGTTTAACGGGTAGCGATTTAGTAGACTTCCGTGTTGGCAATATGCGACTCGATGTCTTGCCTGGAGGCAGGCGTTGACCGGCAGTTACACACCACCTCCGCCCGGCGGGCCAGAGTGGAAGCCTTGGGCTGAGCGCTTAAATGATTACCTGCGCCGGATTCGTTCGCAATTGGCATTTAAAGATGCAAGCTTAAGCGCAAAACAGGACGGTGTGATTCTGTGGGATACAACAGGCTACCCTGTAGTTTCTTATGATGGCGAATTTAAACAAATCGTCTTAGCAGACGGGCATGGAGATTTCTCTATTACTTCTGATTATGCCTACGCCGCAGCCAATACAACGTATGAATTAACCTACACCGCAGGAAGCAACAATACGGGGCTTACGCAAAGTGGATCACAAATTGCATTCGATGAGTCTGGATATTTTTTAGTCAGCTTTTCTGCGCAAATATTTTCTTCTAGTGCCAGCACGGTTGAATTTTCATTTTGGCCTAAAATTAACGGGTCTAACTTAGGTGGTAGCACCATCAGGACGGCATTGCATGGCAACTCAGAAACGACCGTTGTAAGCCGTACAGCAATTATCAAGGTCGATGCTGGCGATTATTTAGAAGTGGCTACGGCGGCAGATAGTACCAGTGCGTCCTTAAAAGCATTTGCAGCAAGTGGTATTTCGGACGAGCCGGCGTGTCCCGCAACAACCCTAACGATTATCAGGGTCCATCGGTGATATAATGGAAGAGTTCGATACGGAGTTCGATCGTTGTGCTGAGTGGCTTCAAGCCGCTTTGGATAGATCTGGGGGAACTCACACGTTAGATGATGTGAGAACAGCAATAGCGACAGGTCTCATGCAGTTTTGGCCTGCACCGCGTGGATGCGCAGTAACTGAGATAATTACATACCCACAAAAGAGGGTGCTACATATCTTTTTGGCAGGCGGTGAAATGGACCAAATCGTAGATATGGATGAGTCGGCGGCAGAATTTGCGCGACAAAATGGATGTACAGGAATGACTATTGCAGGCCGTAAGGGTTGGCAAAAGGTCTTGAAAGACAAAGGTTACGAACCAGCGTTTACGGTTTTGAGTAAGGATATTTAATATGTCAGGCGGGAAAGGCGGCGGTCAAACAACTAAGGTAGAAATCCCACCCTTCATTGAGGCGGCGGCGCGTGAAAACTTAGCTCGCGCACAGCGCACAGCTCAGCTAGGGTATATGCCTTATTACGGGCCAGAGGTGGCTGCATTCACACCAATGCAACAGCAGGCAATGAGCGCAACAGGCGCGCTGTCTGACGCGCTCGGGCTTTCTCAGGGTCTAAGTTCCACTTATCTTTCAGGCATGCCGACCGCAATGGACTTTGGTGGTATGCAAGGCTACGGCTCTGGCGGCTTGTTGGAGCAGACGCTTGGATCGCTCCGCAGTCGCTCCCCTGTTCAGTTTGCTCAGTATGGCAACCTGCCAACGGTTACTCCGCCTGTTGGAGATCCTTTTGCGGCTTATGGTCCAACGCCAGTAGATCCACCAAGCATGCAACTGCCGCCCGGTTATTCGCCTGTAAACTTCTACGACCCATCGGCTGGTAGTCAATACTACGGCTTATATGGCAGTGAGGCAGGGTTTAGTTCAGGCTCGCCATTTAACATTTACTATAACCCATTTTATTTAGATCCATCTGAGCTAACGCAATATACGGGGGGAGGACAAACTCCATCTCCACAGCCTCAGCCTCAGCCGCAACCTCAGCCGCAACCTCAGCCGCAACCACAGCCTCAGCCTCAGCCAGATACTGGGCCTGTAACGACTCTGCCGCCCGGCACTAAGCAACCAATTATTGAACAGCCGGTGTTTGCTTTTAATGGCGATAATCAGCTCAGCAATATGTTGTCAGCCCTTGAGGCTGGCCAATACCGTTATGGAGACGCTGGCACAGCTTTGCGTTCAGGCGCGCTAACACCGCAAGAATTTAATACGTTCCAAGGTGCGTTCGATCAGTTTACAGGAACAAGCGCTGGCAACAGACCGTTTCAAACAGGACAGTTGATCACCGGACTTATGGGCGGTGGCTCAAATCTGCTAAGTTAAAAAGTAGGAATTGATATGTCTCAACAAGCACAAGGCGGCGGATTAAGAACACAAGGCTTCCAGACTGGTCAATTACCCGGTGGAATGCCGCCCCCAATGAGCGGACCCTTCCCCGGATTCCAAGGCCCGCCACC